TCCTCGCTCAAGGCTTTGACCTGCTCTGCGAGGATCAATAGAGACTTATTCTGTTCATCATGGTTGTCGAGTCGTCTCACTGCTGTCAGACGGAAGTCACGCATGCTTTCAATGTCTTTTTCGATTACGACCATGCGTTTCTCTTGTGCCACGACACTTCCTTTAAAATTTCCGTAAATTCCAAGTAGGATACCAACAAAACCTACCATCATGCTGATATCCTCTGGTGTAAAGTGGATCATAGATCACGCCCCTCTCTAATTAAAGTACTGGTTGTGGTGTAGCTGTCGCAACTGGTTGAGTTTCAAGGTCACCAGAAGGTTGGCCTGGCTTCTCTTCCTTCTCTTCTTTTGGTTTGGTCCATTTCCAGATACCAATCTTACCATTTTGGTAAAGGCTGTTTAATTGATCCAAGGTTTCGCCCTGATAAGTAAATGGTTCGGTCACTTGGATCATGACACGCTTACCTTCTCCAAACGCTTCTGTGTGGTTTGGATCTTCAACAGTAAAGATTTCTTGTGGTTGATATGTTTTACCAACTTGTCCAAGATCTACTAACTCAAGTCCACGCTTAAAGATTGTAGGATCCATCGGATTGTCAATATCTGTTACACGAGCTAAAAGGTTCCAATCGGCAACATCCTTGATCTTCTGAATTTGGTTGGCTTTTTCTTCGTTATCCTTAGTAAGAGCTTGGATTTTAGCAATAGCGTCCTTGTTGGCTTCGACAGATTTGTCAAGCTCTTTTTTGATTGCTACGACTGCGCCAGATGTATCAAGTTCCATGCGGACGATATTTAGCACTGCTTCGACCAATGTCGCATCATCTTCGGTCATGCGGTTTGTTGGCAAAATTTCCTCAAATACACGGTATGGGAAGTCTTGCTTGATTGCTACCTTGGTAGTGTTAGCTACTGCATCGTATGATTTAAACTGTAATTTGTAATCCATTATTTATTTACCTCGTTTTTAGTTTTGATTTCGTTGAAAAGGTCCATCAAATCTTTATCTGATTCTAGGACAGAGCGATAGCTTTCAACTTCTTGAGAGAGTTGTTCTTTCTCCTGTTGTGATTCAGTCAACCTTGCTTTAAATTCTGCTTCATCAATTGATTTACTAGCTAATTGATTAGCTAGATCTATGATAATTGATACATAGATTTGTTCGTTCATTATTTCTCCTTTATACTCTAAATCCATATCCATTTAAAATACCTTGGATGTGATTTTTAATTGTGGAATTAGTAACCATTCCATGTCTAACCATCATCCCGAAGCAAGTAAGTAAATCCCAAAGATACGCTCCCACGTCTTTGCCGTTTGCTAAAAATACTTTTCTTGAATAAAGTGCTTCTAAGAAAAAATCTCCACGGCCTATGTAGTGTTTTACACCATTTTCGTTCATCGGCAAGAGATACGTTTCTTTTCCTTGCATATTATTGTGGAAATTCCAAGGACTACGGTTGTTATTATTGTTATAAATCAACACACGGTCGCCGATAAATTCTGTAAGGCTTTCTTCCGCTCCCTTTCCTTTCCCTGACCAAAGACGAATGCCTGCAAATGTTCTGTTGTCATGTCGTTCAACTTCTTTTGGATCTTTGTTATGGTTTGTTCCGATCACCATCAGAGCAGCATTAGAATCACGGAATTTTTCTGCGACAAATCCGCTCTTCGTCAATTTTATAAATTGAGATGAGTTTGTATCATCAATTCTTCGAATTGTGCCTGTATCTGAGTACAGATTTAGTGTTCCATTGTCTAGGTCAAATACAGTCGACCCATTTTTGGCACTCAACCTTCCGCCTCTGACGTGTTCGGCAGAAATATCAATCGATGCCAGTTGCGTGATAAAAGCCTTTTGTGACGTCAATTCCCTGATAAACGCTTGATTTGATACAAGCTTGTTAATCATGGCAGAATCCACTAGTAGCTTATCCGCTGTTACTGCGTTGGAAGCGAGGATTTGAGTTGTTACTGATCCAGATTCAAAGTTTCCTGTTTTAAGTTTATCAACCATTGCCGATTTGATAACTGCGTTATCAATTTGAGTTTCCCCTGTGATATGAGTTAGTTTTCCGACAAAACGGTTGTTACCATCTGCGCCTAAATTGATACCGCTTATGATATCTCCTGCGCTATTAAGGTTTTTTATTGCATACGAGCCAGCAAGTTGTGTGACTTGTGTCCTTGTAGCTTCGGCAGATTGTTGGGCCTGTCTGACCTGTTCTGCAACTTGGATCGCTTTTTGTTGAGCGTCAAGGGCTGTTTGTTGGGCCACTTGGGAGATTCCAGTAGCTCGATCTGCTCTTGCTTGAGCACCGATAGCAAGTTGTTTAGCCTCTGCCGTTGCGCCCGATACTTCGCCAATTTTTGAAGTCATTTGTGATTCAAGCGCTTTTGTTTTTGCAAAAGCATCATCAAACTGACTTGGCTTGTATGGCCCTGTGCTTGATCCACGCACAAGTATAGGCTCTTTAAACTCAATCCAGCCATTCTTGGCCAAATAGATATAAAATGGATAGTTCGCATCTTCGCCAAAAGCAAAATCTTCCTGAACGGTAAAAGTCTTTTGAAATTCCTGCCACTCGTTGAGAGGTGGTCTGTTTTTACCAATATCAGAAGATAAAAGGATTTTATTTAATCCATGATTTTTTACGTTGAAAGCAAAAGAGCTGTCTGGATATTCCTTGATGCGGTATTTAAAACCAAGGGTATATGTTTCACCGTGATAAATCTTTTTAACATAAATAGGCAATGTAAAACCAGACCAATTATAACCAGTAAGGCCTTGCGCCTTGATTGTAAAAATGCCATCTGCGACAGATACGCTTGCTTTAGGGTTGCTATTCCCAACAAGCGTATTGGTTGACATCGTCATCGAGTTAACAATCAAGTTATTATCATCTGTAACGTACTTACCAACTTCTGTTTGAAATATCTCGCTAGACATAACAAGCCGTGATAGTTTGTTTGGTGCACCTTCTTCTGTTGTGCCAAGAATGCGTTCAAATAGTTTAGTAGATTCTCTGACTGCGTTATAATTTGTAACTTGTACTTCAATTTGACGAGTATTAGCAGCCACTTGAGAGTTAGTATTCGCTAAATCTCGATTTGTAGTTTCCAAGTTTCTATTAGTCCGATCGATTCGATTGTTTGCTTGGTCAACTTCCCGATTAATCGAAAGCAATTCATTGTTAGCATTGTTTGCAACCGATTGAGCAACAGCGATATCGTTTTTAGCTTGATTCAGACCGTTATTTACTTCTCCAATGCGATTGTTAGCTTGAGAGATCTTTTGATTCACTTGATCTTCAACTTGTACAATCTTTTTTGTCACTTCCCCAGCGATTTTACTGTAAATAGCAGTTCCGTTATCTGATTCGATAAAAGTTTTGTTAATCTTATCGCTTAAATCTTTACTTTTTAAGATCTCGTCTTTAAGTTTTGCCGAAATGCTCTCCATACTTGGAAATGTTCCAGCTTTGCTCAAAGCCTCTTCTGCTTTTGCATTTGCTTTTGCAATTTCGGAGTCAGTCAACTGTTTGGTCTGTGCTATTTTTTGCTCGATTGTATTGGATATTTCTTGCTTGACTTTTTCAGCCTTGTTCTTGGCATCTTCAATACCGTTGTCCATGTCGAGACGCATTACACGCATTTTTTCAGCAATTTCTGCGTTCTTATTATCGATCATTTCTTGGACTTTTCGATTGTAGGCCTCTTGTTCTTCTGATAACTCTCTTACTGCTTCTTTAACGGCATTAAGTGAGCTACTTTGCGACCGACTCTTTAGAGTCTCATAATCACCGAGTTCTACTTCTGACTGGTCAAAATTGAGTTTATCAATAGTGATAGAAAAGATTCGGGCTTCAAATGATAACTTTGCAGAATCTTTGACGATTGCAACACGGTCGCCAAGCCAGATGTCATCTCGCAGATCCAAGATACTTGCTTTGTACTTACGGATTGGGTTGTTAAGTCTTAAAAGCTCTTGATATGTCGCTTGAAGTAAGACTTCTTTGTCCTCGATTTCTTCATCGACAAACACACCCCAGCGATGTTTTAGCTCGCCATTTTGATAAAGCCCCTTGTTCTCAATATCATCATTTAAAACGATGTAATTTTGTCCAGCGGGTTTATCGATAGGTTTACCGCTCGCCTTCGTCCAAACGATGTCGGTGAATTCGATTCTTCGACCATATCCACCAGTGGCATTGCCTTCTGAATCTGTTGATTCTTCACCTTTACCACGACCAATCAGAGCAGTGACAACATTGTCAGAGTCTTCTTCCATCGTGACTTCAAGAGCATTGTTCCCGTACTCGAATTGCACCCCAGAGTACGAACCTTGTCTGTGATACAAATCAATGTAGCGGTTGATGATCTTATTCTCTACAAACTCATATCGTACACGGAATTCACAATTAAAAGCCTCGATAATCTTCACGAGAGCTTCACGAGGGCTGATATAGTAGAAGTTTGTCTTATTTACTTTGGTAAGACCTTCTCGTTCGCCTAACTGATAACCTGTACCTTCCAAAGCAACGTTCAAGGCTTGGTCAGCAGTAACGCTTTTCAACCGCTTATCCTTGATAATTCGAACCGTCCGCAGGTCACTCTCTGCACGATCAAGACCTTTCACAACATAGTTGTCACTCATTGTCACTTCATAGGCCTTGAATACCCCAAATTGACGACCACGCACGAAGAATCCAAAGAAACGCATTTCTTCAATGATTGTTTTATCAATTGCCTCGATAGGCAACTCAAACTCCGCAGCATCGAAAGTGTTGATCTCGATTTTATGAGTAAACTCGATTAGATCTTGCTCTTTAATGATGTGGATCAATTCTTCTTTATTATTAAATAAATAAATCATTGATACACCTCACTATATTCAATCGTCATTTGACTCGATGGGGTTAATCTTAATGTATTAGCCCCTTTCTTCAAAGAGAAAAATCTGCTGTTCACCATATCGAAATTTTTAAGTTCATTTCTGCCATTTAGCTTGATCGTGCGTTCCTTCATGTCAATTTCAATGCGATTTCCTTGTGTGTATGTACCTTTTAAACGGATATACTTCTGCTGTTCAACATGTAGAAGATTTATTTCATTCACGTTCACACCAACAGTAAAAGAAATTTTAGGAAATGTTTCTTTGCTTCCTGCATAATTGACCTGATTGCCAGTAACAGTCTTCTTGTTCGTGAGTTTTTTCGGATCGTAACAGATCATTTTTAATTTAATGATTTGTTGGTTGCTTTCTTCATCTGGAATGTCTGCAGATTCAAACTGTGCCTTATAGATTCGGTCTGGTTCATCACCGAAGACCAGATCGCTTGGCTCATTCGTATCTAGCAACTCATTCAATTTTTCAAATTGTAGTCTAAAAGCTGAATTATTGATCCCAGAGATTAAAGCAGTGATCTCGATTTCACGCTCTTTGTAAGACTTGCGCCTAAACACCTTGCCATCACGACCAGTCACATCAACAGTCTGATGTTCTTGATCTACGACACCACGGCCAGAAATCATGACAGTCTGAAATGCTCCATTTGCGTTCGTAAGTTCACGCTCTAGCGTCTTGCCGTTGAAAGTAGTCTGGATTCCCATTTCATAGCTTTTTAAAATCTCGTTCGTATCTGTGAAATTATACATTTTTCCCCCTTTCTACTTTTTTTAAAAAAGGCAAAGCCCTCATTTTACAGAGGACTTGTCTTTAATCTGATTCGTTCTCTCTTACTTTGTGCGGTTGTAATATCCTCTACAAATGCAGAGAAGGCACGACCACCCAATTCAAGAGTTAATTGCATTGGTTTATTTTGGCTATCTGCCTCTTTGATCTCATGGTTGATTACACCGTTGTAGTCAAATCCAGAGCCAAGAGGATTGCTTGCTGTGTACTGTGAAGCATCATCAATCAAATTCTCCATTGATTTCGATACTTCTGATGCATTGCGGTCAATACCATCGGCCACACCAAGAGCCAAGAATTTACCGACATTATCACGAAACAGCCGTGATGGACTGTGGATCTTAGCTTTTGCTTGTGCAGCACGTTCTGCCTGCGCTACGAGTGCATTTGCTGCAGCGGTTACTGCACCAAGGGCAGAATACATACCTTGCGCCAAACCTTGTCCAATCATGCTACCAACATAGCGCATTGTGCCAACCGCAGCCATGCCGACTGCTTGGATAGCATGCATCATTGATTGCATCGCACCTCTAGCACTGCCGACACCATTTCTGATGCCATTAGTGATATTTTGAGAGATCTGTTGGCCAGTTCTCTGTGCGATTTGGGCCATTTGCATGCCACTGGTAGTCATCGTCATGGTCATACGCATCATTCCTGACTGAATTGCCATACTCGCTTGCGTCATTGCCATTGTGATTGTCATGGTCATGCGTTGGAATGACATTGAAATAGTCGTCACAATATTGTTCAACATCGCTTGCATCATAGAGCTGACAGAAGTCATGGATGTTCTGATTGATGCCCCCATTTGCGTCATTGCTTGTGTGACAGAAATGTTCATTGCGGTCATGGCCATTCTGACACCAGTTGCAACATTGTTCATCGAAGTAGTAACGACTGTGTTCATGCTTGCAAAGCCTTGAGATAGCGCAGATCTAGCTTGCTGGATTCCTGTATTAACCGCAGTAACCACTTGTGACATGGCTGTACGCATAGCATTACCAAGTTGTGAAAATCCAGACGCAGATTGCACCATAGATGTCCCAAGTTGGGCAATAGTCGTTTGGACTGTACGGATACTACTTCCAAGGCTTGTTAATACCGAGATAAAGGATGTGATCGATTGAGCGATAAACGTAAATCCAGATTGTACACTGGTAATCATTGTGTTAAATCCACTTAATGACGATGTAGCATTTATGATAGCAGATCCGAATGATGCAAATTGGCTGTTTAGCATCGTGAACATCACTGCGGATTGAGTTACTGCAGATGCCATTTGTTGGAATCCTGTACCAAAAGAACGGATACCACTAGATGATGCTGTTGCAGCAGGACCGATAGTTTGCATTGCTGTCGCAACTTTTGGCAGGCCATTTGCGAGTGGATTGACCGCAGAGGCTGCAGTACGCATACCAGATGCCATCTGCGTGAAGATGGATCCTACATTGCGACTACCAATTTTGTACATTACCGTGTCTAATTTATCCAAATCAGCACGGAATCCGTTTAAGTTACCACCAGCAGATGCTGCACCCAGACCAAGTACTGCAGTGGCAACTGCACCGATACCAGCGGCTGCTTGTAGACCGTGGTCTCCTGCGAGTTTCACACCTTGTCCGAATCGTTTAAATCCTTCACCGGCGTCCTTGATAGCACCACCAATTGACTTGATGACACCAGAAACGCCATCCAAGATACTTCTTACCGCTTGACCAAATGATCTAATGACATTAGATGCGCCTTTAAATACAGTGTTAACCACGTTACCAAATTCTCTGAGAATTGGAGTAACAGGACTCAATGCAGTCTTAATTGCGTTACCTACACTTGTAAATAGGTTCGCAAGGCTATTAATGATAGGCGCTATCTGCCCTACAATGCTAGAAAATGCTTGAGCAATGGAAGACACCGCTTGACTGACCGCTTGTGCAATCTGTGCGACAGAAGGCATAACTGGTTGCAATACCTGAATTATTCGCACAACTGCGTCTGCGATGATTTGCGCTGTGGTCGTGAAGACCTTGCCAAGAACTTCCACAAGTGGGGTTACCGCTTGCAAAACTGGTGGCAAGTTCGTCATGATGATTTCAGCAACCTTAATAATCACATTTCCGATAGTTTCTACAATCGGAGCAAGTGCAGTCACGATTTTAGAAATACCAGATGCAATCTGTTGAACTGCAGACCCTACTGCTTGAATGATAGCACTGAATGCTGTGCCAAACGCATTGACCAATACGGCCAATTGAGGCGCAACGCCACCGATTGCAGTAATGACGCTACCGATAGCCTTTCCGATTGCTTCCACGATAGGAGCGAATGCTGAAATGACTGGTGCTACTGTTACGAGTGCTTGTGCAAGTCCAACCAAAATAGCTTGTGCTACATTACCCAAAGCAGTACCTACTGACACAATGACAGATCCTACACCTTGAAGGATTTGAGCAATTCCTTCCCCTTGACTACCAGCAAGAGCCATTGCTGCACCAATTGCAAGGATAGCAGCCGCTAGAGCTAGTAACGTTGCAGGATTGACCATAGCAAGCGCACGGCCCAATCCTTGAAAAGCAATTGCCAGACCAGTTCCGATACCTTTCGCAGCAGTTGCTGTTGCAGTGCCTAAACCACGCAAAGCACTGGAAATACCTGTACCAAGTCCTTGGAACGTAGCAGATAAGCCTGCCCCAATACCTTTAGCAGCGTTTCCTATACCTTCGAGAGCTGATTTAATCCCTTGGCCGAGTCCAGTGAAGATCTGCTTGATAATGCCATCGGATTGTTTAAATGAGTTTTCAACTCCTTTGGATTCTGCGGCAGCTTTTCCTCTCAATCCCTTGAATGGGTTGAGTTTAGAAAGCATTCCCATTGATTGTTGGCCTTTTCTGGCAAACAAGCCAAACGGATTTTTGCCAAGTACTCTAAAGATACCTGTCAGAGATAATCCAACCCCTGCAATCGCAGTCATCAAACCACTACCATTCGGAATCTTGCCAAAGAATTTAGCAATCCCATCTATAGCTGGCTTCATTTTTGCGTACAAATCCATAAATGCTGTTTTTGCAGAAGAAGCAATATTATTTACAGTTTTACGGAATGACTCACTACGGTTGTACAGATCTACAAAGTATTTAATTAGCAATGCGGCACCAACGATAATCAAGCCCCAGCCTGAACTCATTGATCCTTTAAGGACATTGAAAGTAGATCCAAGACCAGACACAATATTTTTAGTCTGCATCATCGTTGTACCGACCGCAGTCATTGCAGGGCCGATAACTGGAGACATACCGACGAAACCACGAATGACCTTGGCAACTGCATTGTCACTCTCTGTGGCCCATTCAATGGTTTTGGATGTTCCAGACAGCAAACCTGTAAGCATCCCCTTGTTGGATGCCATAACCTTATTTCTTAGGGCTTCCCATGATCCCCCAACTTGTTCAAGCTTAGAACCTACGTTATTTTGCATGTCCTCTGCTTGTCTAGCAAGCCAAGCGGCAGCGTCACCTTGTGAGCGTGATACCTCTTCGAGTGATCCTCTAGCGGCATCCCATGACTTGGTGGCATCTTTAGTTTTGTTTGAAATACTATCAAGCAATGGACTGATTGCTTGCATCCCTGATGTATCAAACAAAGTCTTCAATGTTGCAGCCTTTTCGGACTGTGACATATCTTTGATCTTGTCGTTTACTTCAATCAAGATCTGCTTGAACGGCTTCATATTGCCAGCAGCGTCTGTATAGCTCAAACCAAGTTTATTCATCAGCTTGCTTGCTTTATCAGACGGTGCTGCCATCTTCAGCATAGCGTGGTTTAAGTCTTGCGATGCTTGTGCTGCAGACATACCAGTATTAGTGATCAGACCGATCGCAGTAGATGCATCTTTCATATCTACACCCATCAATCGAGAGGAACTTGCCACGTTTGACAAAGCTTGCTCCATACTCTCGACAGATGCATTAGATACGTTTGCTGTTTGAGTCAATACGGCTGCAGCCTGTTCTGCAGATCCGATACTATCGCCCCAAACGTTCATCGCTTGTTGTACAACCCCAGCGGTTGTGACCAAATCAGCACCAGAGGCGGTTGCTGCTTGTGCGATCGCTGGAAAAATTTTCTTAATAGTTTCTAGGCTGGCACCGTTCTGGGCCATGACAATCATTGCATCTGCCGCATCCTGTGCAGACAGTGGCAAGTCTTTACCCATTCTGTTGGCTACATCTGCTAAACCTTCAATGTCCTTAGATGTACCACCAGCTACGATAGCTGCCTTGTTGAGTGAGGCCTCGAAGTCTCCAAAGCCTTTTACTGCTTTTACACCCATTGCAGTGGTTGCTGCCCCTGCAATCGTCATGCCCTTGCCGACTTTCTCAAGTGATCCAAAGATATTGGAACCAGCTTTACCAGCCTTTTGCGTGAGGCCTTCGACCGCAGAGCCTGCTTTTTGCATCGTTGCAAAATAACCTGCATCAGTGGCTTTCAGCACGGCTTCTACTTTAAAGGACTTATCAGCCATCTATACCTCCTTCCTTTCGCCTCTTTTGAAGTCTTTTGGCAATCTCTATCAGTTCTTGATTAACTGCAGGGCCTTGTGATCTATTCAAGACTGTTCTGCGTCGTTCTTCTTCGTTGTAGAAGTCTTCGAACTTCTCAAAGATATATCTTCCATCTTTCTTGCTGGCTTGTGCTTGCCGAATTTGAAAAGCGAGCAAATACACTCTCTTTTCTTCATCTAACATCTGCATGTCCCTTGCACGTTGTCTGATGTTGAATTCTTTCAGCGTCATGCGTTGAGCAGTCACATAGTCTGTGATGCCAAAGAAAGCAAAGATAGTTGCCATCAAGTCTTCATAAGTCTGTTCAGAAGTGAGTTCGACCGTGGTTTTCTTTAAGCTTGTTCCACTGCTTCCACGATCGCCATCGTTGTCTTCTTGGTCAGTTTTGAGGTCTTGAAACATGTTAAAAAATCATCGAAGACAACATCGAGATCATCTTGTTCTTCAAGCCATTTCTCAATATCCTTTTCAGATAGTTTGCTCCGATTCGTGATAGTTGCGGCCTGAATGATGTCAACTAAGATTGTTGGGTTTCCATCCAAGAGATACACAACCGCAGAACGGACACCAGCTCCAAAATTCATTCCATTCACGTTAGAGCAGAACTTCTTATCAAGTTCACGGATAAATGCGATACCAAAAGATAATTCGTGTTCACGTTCGTTAATTGTCAATGTTTTCATTATGATTTTTCCTTTTCTTTGTGTTTTTTAATAAAAATAAAAGAGGGCTTTCGCCCTCGTTGTTATTACTGCTTATAAGATAGCAGTTGTGTCAGCAAATGCATAAAGCACTTCTGCTTCTTGTTCAGCAGTAAGTGTTGCATATCCCGGTACTGGTTTGCCATCGATTGCCATTTCTGTTTGCAAAGTGATGAGATCTTCAACATTGGCAGGCACTTCCCATTTGCTCAATTTACCGATAGCATACAATGCTGGGTATTTTGCGCCTTGTTTTTCGCCTTTAAGGTCGATGTCCCATACTTCCAACTCGTAACCTTCGATTACAGAGTTTTTAAGCATGTTATTCAATTCGTCACGAGACGCAACTGCTTCGATTGAGAGTGTAACTTCCAATCCACCAGCAGCAGAAATAGCACCGTCTTTTGTCTTTGTGCTATCTGTTTTACGTTCGTATTCCCATTTGTGTTCAGTTTGCAAAGCAAGTTTAGCTGCAGCAGTTTTGTCGCCTTTTTTACGGAACATCAAAATCCGATCTTTACCTTTTTGTGGTTCTAATACCATTTAGTTTTTTCCTTTCGTTTAAACAAATTTAAATTCCATGTCAATAACTGCATGGAATAGAGTTTCTTCTGTGCTGTTGTCTTTAATGATTTGACTATTACTAGAGAGGCCCATTGACCAGCTTCTGTTCTCGATGCGATTGATCTTGCTTAATTCGTTTTGGATCTTGTAGATCATGTCTGATAATCGTCTGCGATTGTTGATGTCGTCCCAGACATGCACTCTCGTACTTACTAGACCAATCAATCCTGATTTGGTAGGATTTGGCATCAAATGCGTATCACCCATCACGCAGAATGGATATTTTGCAGACATGTCTGGTAAGGCAAGATAAATATCATAGCCAAGCGAAGAAATACGCTTGTAAATCTCGTCAAATAATTGTTGATCTGGCTGTTTCATTTACCTGTCATCCCTTTCTCTAAATCTGCAACAAACTCTGGAATAGTTTCTTCCAGTGCTGGCCCCATGTACGGTTGAGCTTCCATCTTGCGTGTCCCTACTTCTGGATAACCAGAATAATCCGTATTCGCTTTGACTTTTGCCTCGTCACTACCTACGGTTAAGAAAATATTCTCCCTTGTAGCACCCGTGGAATATCCACGAGTAAAGACAGCATTTCTTACTGCTCGTCTGTGCAAGCGTGAGCCATGATCTTTCAAAACCTCGTGTGCATCAAATTTAACCGCTTGTTCAAAAAAGAGGGTTGCCCCTCCGTCATTAATATCAATGTCGAACATTAACCCATCACCTCGGCTACATACAAGACCGTAGAGCGTCTCTCTGGAGTCTTTCGACTGATAACCTTATAGCGTTTACCAGAGATGATAACGGACGATATAGGGCCTTTTATAACGTGGTTAAAACGTAATATTTTGGCATCTACATCGACTTTATCAAGCAGTTTAACTTTCAATTCCAGCCCTAATTCGGAAATGAAGCAAGGCAATACCTTTTTAGTAGGCTCTGCGTTGCTCATTCGTCCTAATTCTGGGTCATATTTAGGTTTTCCAGCCTGAAATATGAGTTCGACACGTTCGCTTTCTCTCATAGCATCTTAAATCCTCGATTTTCAAGGATAGATGGGTACTCACGTTTCAAGATCTTGTTAAATCGAGCAAAATCATCTTGATTAAATTCAAGAGTTAAACCTTCGAGTGTCTTTTTAGAGTAGCCCTCCGACCCAATGCGGTTAAATCGTTCGATCATGATTTCGACAATCATGTAATCAAACTTGTCTGGCACTCCAAAATCTCCAGTATAGGCAGTAAAATGCTGGGTTGTCATCTCTTCGATTAAGCCAAGCATCTTGTCCTGCAAGTCGTCCTCGATATTCAACAGCACTTTTACTTTATCGATGTACGACATAATCAAATCATCCTTTCAATGCTTCAACTAATTCAGCTTTCGCAAGCGTAGAATAGCCTTCGATACCAGTTTCTTTAGCTAAAGATTTCAAATCTTTTAGCGTCATATCACCCAAAGCGACATCTTCAACCGTTTCTGGTTCTTCAACCGTTTCTGGTTCGACTGGTTCGCTCTGTTGATAGTGATAACGTAGTAGCATGCTCACGTTGTCACCCCCCTTTTAAAATTACGATTCACCGAATTTAACAACTCGTGATGGATCATAGAGATATGTTCCATAGTGTTTGTCTGCAGTGATTACAGTTGCTTTCTTCAAGATGTCACGGTCAGTTTCAACCATCACATCACGTTTCAATGCGATGACAAAAGCACCATACTTGTTCACATCGTCTGTATCAGTAGCGTCTGCAGATACTTTAACAAGGAAGCCTTTGCCTTTTTCTACTTTATTTGTACGCACGATTTGAACACCGAGAACTTCACCAAATGTTCCGTTCACAATTGTTTCAGCACCAAGTTCTGACCCTTTAGTCCAGTTTTGAGCAGCATCTTTACGAAGAGCAGCAGCGTCTGCAGGGTTAAGCAATGCAACATAAGAAGCATCGTCTTCATCTGAGAAGATATCGAGTGCTTTTTGTAAGTTGTCAACAGTAGTAGCTGTTTCAGATACTTTTTGAACTGCGCCTTTCGCAGCTTCTACAAGATCATTATCAATCTTGTTAGCAAGGGCAAGTGAGGCTTGATACACAGCTTGTCCGATTGGATCGCCAAGACCTGAAAGAAGGGCTTCGTCTGTGATTTCATACCCTTTAGCAGCCTTTTTGATTGTCATTTCAGACTTTTTAGTAGTCAATTGATCCAAAGTGATCGCAACACCTTCTGCGACTTCTGCAGCGTCTCCTGCATATTCCCATTTTGGTACATTGATCTTATCTCCGGGCTGTCCAACAAGTGTGTTGTCGATATAAGCGAGTGGGGTAAATTTGATTAGTTTAGGCAATTTAGCTGAGACCATGTCAGCCATGACCTCTGGCACTACCATAGTAGCTTTCTTAGTGATTCCTTCTGTCATAAATAATTATCCTTTCAATTGGTTATATAATTCTGGGTTCGTTTGGAATAATTCATTTCGGCTTTGATAACCCATCTTGCGGAATTGTTCCTTGGTGATCCCTTGACCAGTTTCTTCTTGCTTGGTTGGTGTCTTACCAACTAGCATTGTTTGTACCTTCGCATCTGCGAGGGTATTTACAAGACCAATGAGTGACTGTACTGACTGTTGTGTGTCTTCTGCATTATTGCGTACAACAAAGTCAAGCACCGTTTCATCGGCTGTAATTCCAGCTTCAAATAGCATTTTGGAAGCCTCTTTTTCGAGTCCGTTGCGATTCAATTGCGCTTCCAGCTCAGCAATGCGTTCAGCTTGTTTTTGAGCCTCATACTCTGCTTTCTGTTCAGCGTTCATTTTGCGCAACTTCTCAGCTTCTTTCTCAGCTTTTTCAGCTTCTTCTTTCCACTTAGCAAATTTCTTGTTGATGATCTTATCAACATCTGCGTCCGTGTACTTCTTTTCGTCTTTCGGTTCTTCTTGATGTTCTTCTGGTTCGGCCGTTACCTTTTCAACATCTTCAACCGTTTCGACTACTTCTGTTTCTTTGTTCATGCGAACCTCCTATTTTTTAAGTCATCCCTGACTGTGTTGTATTCCATAGCTTTTAGCGTCATCAATGCTTGGACAAAATAAAAACCAGCCTTTCGACTGGTTGTGTTATGCGATAAAATAGCAGTCTATTCCTGCTTGTCAAGATGTTGGATCACCTCTCAATCTTTGTGTTTGCGTTTAACCTCATCAATCCCTGACAGTAGGCCGATTGTTATCGCATATCCAAACAAGAGGATAAGGAATAAACAGACAACCCCTGCAGTGACTGACACGATATTCCAGATATTCATTGCATCACCTCACTTGACTTATTTTCTTATTTTGGTATAATTTAATTAAGGATGAGGCCTTCGATCACCCATAGGTGAGCGGACGCTTCATCTTTTTTTGTTTTTAACAACTGCTATAATTCGATCGCCTGATTTTAAAATGGCTTTTTGTACCCCTCTGCGACCGCTTTCAAAGACTTCTTCCAATTGTCTGAGCAATTCTTCATCACTCAAATCAGATCTCAATGCATCAAATATAATATTTGGTGTTTGTTTTTTTGCTTTTTTAGAATTGCCATCGATCACACCTTTTCCAGATCCAGTCATCTCTTTAAGATCCCACGGTTCATCACCAATCAAAAAGTCTGGTGTGTTGACACCTTTGGGAAAATTAACTCGTGGCAGTATTTTAACTTGTTTGCCAGTCTTACGAGATAGCCAGTTTGCTGCTTTAAATTCGCTTGCCGTGTGATCTGATACAACTTTGTGTCCATCAACTATATACTTGATACCTTCTGCGATCACAAAACTTTCGATTAATATATTTGGCTCGTAATCTCTGCCATCGAAGTAATCGCTGTACGCATCATCCATGTAATCATATTTGGATTCAGATTTAGACTCTTTCTTTGGCCCTGAATAATGAGCAGCAACACTGCACCGACAAAATGGATGCATTGGAGCGCAGTTGACCCCAGATTCCATATTTTCAACCTTAAAGATCTTGCCCTCCAGTGGAGCACATATCTTACACGCACTCGGTTCTGTGATGTACTCGTATTCGTCATAACCTTGCGATTCCAGACTATCTTTTTGCGCTGCCATCGCAACCCGTGAGCCTTCTGTGACTGCCAAGCGTTTTGCTTGATGCGCAGATACACCGAATTCTTTGCGTAGCTTTGAAATAATTTGTATTGGATTCTTACCAAGAATCAATAAGTCAGTAGTTGCTCTCTTTACGATATCCCGCAGAGCATTTTGACGATCCCAGATACGACTAGACCAAGTTGCACCGTTGAAGTTGCGATCTATAGCCTGCTTCATCGCAGTGGAAACCGTAGCACCTTCTGACACTCCCAAAATACCAGCTTGACTTTTTAGCCCTTGCAAGTATTCGCCTTTCAAAAAGTCGCCTGTTTTCTTTTCTTCTTCGTTCGCAAGAGCAATCATTTGCAAGTCTAGCTCTTGTTGCAATGCTTCAAGCCTTGATACTCGCATTTTAAGGTTGTAGATAGCCAACTCTCTGTTAGCTATCGCACCAAAATCTTTTTCCTCAACATAGCGTTCAGCTTTCTCAGCAAATGCAGCAACATCCATCGCATCAAGCCGTGCTACAACCTCAGAATAGGGAATATTCCCGTTCTTTTCAGCGTAACGATTGATAAATGTTCTGATTTCTTTATCAATCTCGTTGAAGTAGTAATCATGCATCTTTTTCAACTCGGTTGCATAATCTTCATCACGTTTGATTGCTGCTTTCTGCTCTAGTTCAACACGGTTGCGCCAGTAACTATTCTGTCTGACGGTCTCTGTCATCCTCTACACCGTCCTTTTCTTCGTTGCCTTCTTCTGCATCCTTGTTGATTGCAAGATCACTCATACGCTCATTTAGAGCCATTTGCTGATACAGTGCGCTGTCTTTCTTGTTTTCCTCTTCCATGCGCTCAAGCTCTTCTTTCGGATCTTGGACGATAGACAAGACAGAGAGTTTAGTTTCGTCTGATACTTGGCCATTTAACTGGCTTACAATCTGTGCTTCTTCAAGCGTGTTCTTAGGCACGTTACGAGTAAATTTGTAATTCAATTCAGACCATGCATCTGCTGGTACTTGCGTAGTTGGTACTGATAAGACAACCTCATACAATCGATTGAATCCAGACTGCATCTTGCGGTCTTTTGATTTTGCAAGGTTATCCATAGCTTGTAGCTTGTATGCAAGGGCTGTACCAGAACTATTGCCAAAGTCTTTATCTGATAGGTTAGCAATCATAGAGATATTAAAGATTGCATCACGCAATAACACGATGAGGTTTTCTTGCGTCTGGTCTGCATTTGGTTTTTGCAAGAAGTCAACATCTAACTGACTGCCACTTTCGCCCCACAAGTTAAATACACGATTATCACGGATGCTCTTACTTACTTCATCGTCTAGTTCCATGCCGATGATTTTCAAGTAAGCATCTGCAAAATAATCAACATCATTCGCTTTCTCACTGACTGCTTTATTGAGTGCATCAAGCAGTGTCTTCACACTTTCAAAGATTCCTCTGCGCTCTTCATTCTCGATTACTTCGATAATTGGAAGATGTGAATAGATGTGGTTTGTTCGTTCGCCAAAATGCACATCACCAGCGTTATCGAGTGCGAAGTAGATCGTTTCTTTATCGGTCACAACCTCACCAGTGCCAGCGCCCGTCTCTTCATCGATCATGTACCGCACTGCGAATTTAGGACGCTCTGCAACAGAGTTATCATGTACGATCAGCATGTTCATTGGGCTGTTGTATGTCACCCGTGTGTTTGCATCTTCGTCTTGATACACATACCAAAATGCATGGCCAAAGATATCAACCAGCTTGGATAGTTCGCTCTCACTATCTTCCATGTCGTTAAACTTTCTGAAGTCGTTGACATAATCACTAATTACTTGATCGTCATGCGATACAGTGGCTGGAATACCGATGAAATAACCGTTGAACATGTCTACAATGTATTTAGCATAGTTGACAACTAGACGATTGTCAGGCTTCCATACATCTTTAGCTCTAGCGTGTAGGATTTTGTGATCTGATAGATATAGATTTTCGTTTTCTCGATAGGTTGGTACGAGTCTACTCAAATGCAAGCGAATCGCTTCTGTTACGATTTCTGCAGTAACCTCAGTATTTACCGGTACTGTCAGCAGTCGCTTGTTGTTAATTCTGACTTTAGTCAATTAAAAGCCTCCTTTAAATGTTTTGATTTTAGATTTAGTGATCTTGTCTTGGATTGCATAGCGTATCGCATCAAGACAGTGGTTGTAGCTATCTACAGGCTCGTTGATGTACTCATTTGTGGCCTTGTCTTTCTTCCATGTGTAATTTTCCAGCTCTTCTATGGTTTTCACACATCTTTCGTCTACTATCCACTCGTACTGCAATAGATACTGGATTCCTTGCATAACCGAGCCAGCACCCTTTTTGACATCAATAACCCGACTGATTCCAAGATTTCTAAGCTCTTGGTTCGATTTCTTTTCAGCCGAATCGGCTCGAATCGGCTCTTTTGCATACCCAAGGGCGGTAATACTTTCTGCAATTTTGTCATTTGTCAGTCCTTTTTTTACATATTCCTCGACAACATACAACCTTTTGCGATCATCATCGATTTTTACATGCATAAATGCGCTCGGGTCGTTAATAAACCCATAGTCAAGGCCAAAATAAGACGGAATTTGCCTCAAATCGTCCTTGTTTAGCAATGCTTTCGTGTATTTTGGGAAAACCAGCTTATCAAGGGTCGCAAACTCCCCCAAAGCGTAGATTTTGTAGTACGCTTCGTTGCGATTTGCCAACTCTTCGATGTTTTCTCGTGTTACAGCGTCCAAAAAGCGATTATCCTTGTAAGTCGTCTGATACACGACTGTGTTTTTAGGCTTCTTGACAAAAAAAGCATTATAAACCCAGTTCGCTTTGGAAACTGGGTTGAACATCAAATATATTTGCTTCTGCTTATGCGCTTTATCCCGTAGACGAAGCGTGAGCTGTGTGTAGTCGTCAAGAGCGAACTCAGATGCTTCTTCCATGACAACATCAGAGATCCCTTTAATAGACTTTATTTTTTCGCTATTATCCATCCCTTTAAAGATGAACTCTGCGCCATTCGGCAGTTCTATACGAAATGCAGACATGTTTACTTTACACATGTTCAAGATGCCAAAATATGACAATGTCGCTTGCACATCTGCAAAGACCGAATCACGGACAGTAGCACCGACTTTTCGAAGTACAAGGATCTTTCGAGGCTTCTTCCAGTTTTTCAGTGCCTTAATGACAATCTTTTGAAAAACTCCGTGGCTTTTACCAGACGAAGCACCACCATAGTGAACCTCTGTAAACGTGTCATAGTCGAACAGATGGTCATAGATGTGCCTGTTGAACACTTTTGATGGGTTGATGTTAAGTTTGATCGTCATCCCAACCACCTACATCGATCACGACTGTTTGAGTAACATCTGTTTCCACCTTCTCTGTCCACATCCTGAATCGCTTGCCGAGAAGTTCTGCAGCCTTGATCCTGTCTTTAGCTCCAACATCAATGTCAATAACTTCCTGTCCGAGTTCGCCAATGCTACATAGAGTTTGTTCTTGAGTTTCCCCTCGCATTACTGAGGTCAGGTAAGTGAGTACTTCTTCCTGCGTTGCGACCTTATCGGACGCAAGCTGAGCCAGCCTCTCGTCAATATAAGATTTGATTGTAGTATTTTGCAGTAGCTTAGATGCGTTTGTGTTAGCGTATTTAGAGCTATATCCAGCCTTAACTGCTGCTTGAGTAGCATTACCAGAGATGATGTACTCATCTGCAAAACGTTGCTGTTTTAGTGACAATTTATTGATTTTCCATCACCCCTTTCGTAAAAAAAATAAAAAAAGATCGGTTAAAATCCGATCCCGTTGGTATCAATAAAGAAAGACAAGGAGCATGTAACGTGAAAAATCATCAAAACTATTTTTGGGAGATAAAACTTTGAAAAAACGCTCAAACCGCTTGGAGTAGATGTCCTGTTCTCCTTGTCCGTACTACCATAATACCACTTTAAAAGTTCAATATTGTTCAATCCGTACACTTTTTTGACTTAAATTTTTAATTCCAGATTTTCTCGCTTTTTGGATTGTCCCCCGTGAATAATGCAACTCACGTATAACCTCATTCCAGCTATACCCGTTAATGAAGAATAGCCTTAGTACAATGCTTTCTAGTGGATCTTCAAGGCTATCTATCAATTGAGCCATTTCTAATTTTTCATTCATTAGCAAGTTGATTTCGTGCTTGATGTCATCTGTTTTGTCGATGATTTTAACAGCCTTGTCTTCCGTGCTATTCCCTATATTGCCTCCTTTTGGTTCATCAGAGTAAACTTGCGCTTTCAATACTGATGATCTAATTGCGACTATTTCCTGTTGTTTGGATTTAATCTTCAGATCAATGTATTTTAATCTATTCAATCTACTTGCTATGCTCATCCACCAACTCCATTCCGATCTGCCACCTCTTTCAATTCCTCCGCACGTTGTCTCTCACGCATTTGGTACTCGCTGTTCAATTTGTTTAAAATCACATCCTGCGCATTATTTCGATCAGCCAACCGCTGGATAGATAGCTCATGCTCTTGCACTGTCCATTCCAGGTCATGGCATTTAGTATTTAGATCATTGATCCGTGTGTTGAGATTGATGCACACAATCATAAATATCAGTGATACTGTGCCGAGGATTGTGTAAAATAGTTTAGTCATAACATTCCCTCCACATCTAAAATTTGGTCAATGATATTTTTTAAATCATGTATATCATTAAAAGGTTTTACTGCATCGTATAGATTGTAAAAGTACGAATCGGTTACAAAAGAATCTTCCACACCGAGTACGGCAATCTCTAACTTGCCATTTATTTGAGCGATAGATAGAGTTCTGTTTGCTCGTATTGGTATATGCACATTATCTAAACTCATCATTT